AACAAGTTCTTTGAAAATAAAATTGACGTTGATGACGTAACTGCTAACAAGCAGCTAGCGTCAGGCGCTAAAAGCTTAATCAAAAGTTTACCTGCGCCTTTAGTAAAAGCATTAGGTCCACAGTTCTTTGGCTTATTAGGTAGCAACAGAGGTTTAAATAAAAACAAAAACCAAGATGTATATGATGCTTATCAAGCTAAGACAGAAGGTGTAGTTGCTCAACCTGGCATAGTGTTATTAAATGCTAATACAGGTTTAATGCAAAAAATACAGAGAGTATTAGTAGATCCTAATTTAAACGCTAAGCAAAAAGAAGCTAGAGTTAAAGAGCTTTACGGAAAAGATATTGATGCTGCTAATGAAAACAATGCTGTAGCTTTAAAGCAAGTGTTAGAAGCTATGTCTAAAACTACTGATGCTAATGCTAGACTTGGTATTATGCGTATGTTTGAGATAGGTTCTAATAACACTCTTGGCATTAGAGGTTTAACAACTCTTGACGCTATACAGTATACAGACGTTTCTCAAGCTAGATTTATAGGTATACATAAGAATACTGGTAAAGTAGTTCATTTTGCTAGTAATCCTACTGCTTCTCAAAAGAATATATATGATATAGAGCTTAATACTAAGCATCCTAATTACGCTGCGGCTGAGTCTTACGCAGATAGAAAGTCTAAAGCTGCTAGCCTTACTAAAACTGGTAAGCGTAAGAAAAACTATACAGACGAAAAAATACAAAAGCATAAGCAAAAAATACTAGAAGATGCATTAAAGTTTAAAGGAGAGCACGTAACACCTAGTGCTAATACTCAGCGCCTCATGGTTGAAGCGCTACTTCAAGCTTGGTACGACGGTGGTTTTGATATGGCTACAGCTAGCGAAGAGCTAACAGCTAACTTTGCTCAAACACTGGGCGCTAAAATTTTTAGTGATCTTCAAGATGATGCTTTAGGTACTACTAGCACGGCAGATCAATTGCGTATGCTAGCTATACAAAACGATGTTAACATAGACGAGTTTGTAGATACTAGAGAAGGCCAAGCTTTTTCTAGTTACGTTAGAAGCTTTATAACTAACAAAGAAACTTTAAAGCAAGTACAAGAAAATATATCTAAAGATAAATCTGCTAAGTTTCCTGAGTTAAAAGAGAGGTTAAGCTCTATACTAGATGATACCGTATCAGATATCGAGCTGCAGAAAACTGCAACAGATGTTCGTAAAGCTAATAACAAGTATAGCGAAGACACATCTCCAAAAGGTATGACAGCTTGGGACTTTGACGATACTCTAGCTACCACAAAGTCTAATGTTATATTTACCAAAGACGGTGAAACTAAAATAGTAAGCGCTGAAGATTTTGCTACACAAGGTGCTGACTTAGTAGCTGAAGGTTGGACACCAGACTTCTCTGAGTTTAATAAAGTAACTGGTGGTAAACCAGGTCCTATGTTTGACAAAGCCATGGAGCGTGCTAGAAAGTATGGTACAGAAGATACATATATACTTACAGCTAGAGCACCTGAAGCCGCACCAGCTATTAAAGAGTTTTTAGATGCACTTGGTTTAAACATACCGCTTGAAAATATTACAGGTTTAGGTAACTCAACTGGTGAAGCAAAAGCTAGGTGGTTGTTAGATAAGCACGCTCAAGGATACAACGATATTGCATTTGCTGATGATGCTATGCAAAACGTAGAAGCTGTTAGAAAAGTATTTGATGAAAACGATATTAAAGGTAAAGTTGAGCAAGCTAAAGCTAAGTTCAGCGAAGATGTTGATATTACATTTGTAAATCAAATATTATCAGAAGGCGAGAGTGAAATTAACTTACAGTTTCAAGCTGTGCTTGAGCAAACAACAGGCGTAGACAGACGTAAAGTTTTCTCTGCTGTTAAAGCTAGACAACGAGGTAAAGGAAAAGGTAAGTTTAAATTTTTCTTACCGCCTTCAGCAGAAGACTTTAAAGGTCTTATGTACTCATTTATGGGTAAAGGTGAGGTAGGTGAAAAGCATCACGCTTGGTTTAAAAAGAATTTATTTGATCCATACTCAAAAGGTATGATAAGAATAAACTCTTTAAATCAAGAGATATCTAACAATATGAGATCGCTTAAAAAATCTATACCTGGTATAAAAAATAAGCTTCGTGATAAAGTTGGTGATACAAACTTTACAAACGAGCAAGCTATAAGAGTTTTTAACTGGAATAGAAACGGAATTGAAGTGCCTGGTTTATCACGAGCTGATTTAAATACACTTGTAAAAGCTGTTAACAACGATGCTGATTTAAAGATATTTGCTGACAACGCTTCAGACATAGCAAATAAAATAGGTGTTGATCAAAATCCAGGCGTAGCTTGGTTAGCTGGATCTGTTTCTTCTGACATGAATGATATGTTGAAAGACTCTAGAGCAGCGTTGTTGCAAGAGTTTAATAGTAATGCTGACGCTGTTTTTAGCGATAAGAACTTAAATAAAATTGAAGCTATATACGGTAGTAACTTTAGAGAAGCTCTTGAAGACATTTTATATCGTATGAAAACTGGTAGCACCAGGCCGCAAGGACAAAGTAGAATCATGAATAACTTCATGAACTGGATTAACGGTTCTGTTGGTACTACTATGTTCTTTAACGCTAGATCTGCTATGTTGCAGATGATATCTAACGTTAACTTTATAAACTGGCACGATAATAATCCACTTAAAGCTGCTAAAGCCTTTGCAAATCAAAAGCAATACTGGTCTGACGTTGCTATGATATTTAACTCTGATTATCTTAAACAACGTCGTGGTGGTTTAGGTACTGACTTAAACGCAGCTGAGCTACTAAAAGACTTGCAGCAAGGTGACAAGCCTATGAAGACTGCTATAGCGCACTTGTTGCAATTAGGTTTTACACCTACTCAAATTGCTGACAGCTTTGCTATTGCTACTGGTGGTGCTACTATGTATAGAAACAGAGTTAATTCTTATGTAGAGCAAGGTATGAATAAGCAAGAAGCTGAGTCAAAAGCTTTTGAAGACATGAGAGAGATATCTGAAGAAACTCAACAGTCTACTAGACCAGATAAAATATCTCAACAACAAGCTTCACCTCTTGGTAAGTTAATATTAGCTTTCCAAAATACACCTATGCAGTATAATAGAATAATTAAGCGAGCAGCTCAAGACTGGGTTAATGGTAGAGGCGATTGGAGACAACACTTATCTAAGATAGCTTACTATGGCGGTGTTCAAAGCATGATATTCTACGGCCTTCAAACTGCATTATGGTCTAGCTTGTTTGGTGATGACGATGAAGAAGATTTAGAAGAGAAGCAAAGCAGAGTAATTAACGGTATGATGG